GCCTCTTCAACCATCACATGCATCTTATCAAGGTCAATACTCTCAATCGACCCATTTCTCTTTTGAACCTTTAAACCGTTGCTCATATTTTCTTCCAGGTGGTAAATTTGAGTTTTGCTTCTAAACCAGAGTAAGTGTTTGATTCTACCATAGATTGAACATCAAGTCCAGATAGAACCATATCATTAATGTCTTTTTGAATCACTGAGTTTGGATAAATGACGACGGACTCTCCACTCTCAATTTTAGATTGGATTCGTCTGACGATTTCTGGATTACGTGGTTCGTTATCGTATATCCAAACCCGATTGCGAATACCCCACTTAGCAATATCACCATCAGCTCCGCAAAGAGCAATTGAGTTAGGAATGAAAGTGGAATCAAAGGGTCCTTCGGTGATGTAGACAATTTTAGTTTTTTGTACTTCATCAAGACCATAGATTTTTGGTGCGTCATCAGTAAGCATCACAGTAATATATTTAATCTTATTGTGGCCAAGTGCTCTACCCTGAAATCCGACTAGTGTATCTTGATAAAACAAAGGAATAATAATCCTCGGTTCATCTTTAATAGTGGAGTCGAATGTAGGTTTTAAAGAGTTGGTCCACTCCTTGAATTTTTCAGTGTAATAGAATTTATGTGGATTTAATTTTCTCTTTTCTAGATATAATTTTGCATCAGGATTCTCTGATGCCTTGGGTAAGTCTAACTTTGGTTTGAACTTTGGTGTCTCAAACTTAAACTCTGGTTCGTCAACAACAAAGTTTTTCCCAGTAGTTCCTTCTTTGAATTTTTCGAAAGTATATTGTTTATGTGTATTAATATCTAATTGTTTTAGGAAGTTATTGAAAGATATGTTTAATCCACAGTTGTGGCACTTGAAGTTTGTATTACTCTTTACTTGATATAGATATCCTCGTGCTTTGTTCTTATTCTTTTGAGAATCGCCACAGATAGGACAACGGAAATTGTATAGATTATTCTTTACTCTTTTGAATTTCTGGAGTCGTGGAGAAATCAAATTGATGTACTTAACATCAACAAAATCCATAATCAAGCCTTAAAGTTCCTGTGCTCCATTATAGATGCCTGAGGTTCTGGTGTCAAGATTTCTATGACACGAGTATTGTTTACCAAAAAGGTTATACAAGCAATAGCACCGATGGCCATCCAAACTCTTTTTTCTATCGTTTGTACTCGTGACACAAGTGCGTCATAATCCCTGTCAACTTTATCACGGAGTTTGTCAATCTTAGTAAAGAGTATAGAGTCGGTTTCTTCTTGCCTTGAGATCCTTTGCTCATGGACAGCAAGCATCTTAGTTACATTACTATTTACTTCACTCAGCTTTTCTATAGCATCGTCTATCTTAACGATGATATCCTTTAAGTCTTCGAGTTTTTGTTCTAGGATTGCAACCTTAATTTCTTCTGCCATTGGAGGATCGTAGGTAATCTAACCATTTTTTTCTACTACCAATTCCACCCGTAGCATACTTTTTTCTCTTCATCGTTGGATCATAACCAGCAACAGGACCCTTAGGATCTGCAGAACCACTAAACCCACCAGAAGCTCCAGGAGCATTTGCAACCATTTGCTCACGAATCATTTGAATAATTCTATCAAGTTTGTTCATTTGATTTAAAAATTTTCTGGAGTTCTTTTAAGCATTCTATGTCAACTGGTATATCATGAAGATAACACTTTGGGTACTCTGGAATCTTATTCAAGAATAAAATAAAGGTTTTCATCGTAGACCAAAGTTCTTTTTCTATCTTAAAGAACAGCATAGGTGTTGCTGCTTCACCAAAGATATTATACAGAACAATAAAGTGATTAATCAAAAGGGGGATTTTGAGTTCCCCCGTATTCTTATATCGTTTCAAAAGTCTTTTTATATATTTGAAATGATTTAAGTCTTTATCAAAATCTTCTTTCGTGACTGCTTGAGGATTCTCATAATTCTTAATGGCAAAAAGGAGGAAGTTATCCTCATTCAGTTCATTAAAGATCATATATTATCATGCAGGTGGGAAGACAGGTGCATTACCAGTAGTGATTCCAGACATCGCAACAAGAGTTTCAGACTTAACTCTAAGTTCACCATTTGCATCATTATATGTTGTAATTCCAACCCAACCAGCATGAGTCAATTTATAACTTGTTGAACGTGCAGATTCGGTTCCAGCATCTTCTACACCATAAACGAATGAATCATCGGTTCCCCAAGATCCCTCACTATACTTAGAATCGAGAACAGTATACTTAGGAAGTTGCGAAATGGTATACGTTGTTGCCGCAATAGCAGCACCACTCAGACCAGCAGTTGAACCAATTGTAAGAGATTCAGTTCCAGCAATACTTACAATTACAGCATCACCGAAATAAGTTCCCGCACGAGTTCCAAATCTGATAACATCACCTTCTTGTGCTGCTCCAGTTTGACCAAAAGTAGTTCCACTTCCAGTTACAACACCAGTAGCATAATTCAGTGTTACCACAGAAGTGCCAGCAGAACCTACTGCATCATTATTTCCCCAGAGTGCCATGTCTTTCTTCCGTAAAAAAATATTTGCTATGAATATTTATAAAAAATGGGGAGTCACCTCCCCATATAAAATTATTTTGTTTTTAATTATCAGCAATTCTTGAGAAGTGCTGTTCTTACTGTTTTTGCAATTACATTGTCAACATCATTATCTGTTGTTGAAACATACTTGTCAAGTAAGTCGCATACAAGTTTCTTGGTGTGGCAAGAATTTAGTGCTGCAAAAATAATTGGTTTTACTAATTCTACAAGTGCGCCCATGGTATTCTCCAATAGTGGTCCTGAGTTATTTAGAAAAAACCTCTTGTTAAAAAGAGATTAATAAACTCCTTTTCTTGCAGCCTGTAATCTAGTAGTTAAGTCTCTTACCTTTTGAACCTGAATCTTTTTCTGTTGCATATCGGATGTTTTATCTTTTGCAGGTTCCATAGTAGGTTCTTCCATTTCACGTATCCCAGACTTTAGTTTAGCAAGTGCTGCTGCTCCTGCTTCCTTTCTTGCTTTACTTTGCCACTTTCCACCAAATTTTACTTCATTACCAGTTCCTCTATCCAAACCACGCATATCACCATACTTCTGTCTTGATCCTTCTCCTGGTTCATCATGCTCTCTCTCATTAAGAACATCTTCTTTTACTTGAGGAAGACCTTTGTGCTTAGTCTTTGCAAAGTCTCTTGCAGATTTCTTACTCATCCCTGCTGCTGCTTTTGCAACCTCAGGTGATGGTGCCTTCATTTCACCTTTCTTTACGGCATAAACCATTCCCATGAACTTCTGCTGTTGCTTGCTTAGTGCCTTTTCATCGAGAACTTCTTCACCAAGTTCAACCATCTCAATTAGTTCACCACCCAGTTGCTCAACTGCTTCTTTCATTTCTGGGTTAATTTTGATCTTATTATTAACCTTCTTCTCTTTGATTTCTTTGCTTGCTTCAACATCATCCATTACTTCAGCAAGATCTTGTCTCCAGTTCGAGAAACCTTCTTTTACTGGTTTCTTCTTAGAAATTGCCTTACCAATAGCCTTACGACGATTGAGAAGATACTTATCCGACTTATCACTGTCACCATCATTATCAATATCAGAATCCTCTTTTCCTACTGGATCGAGTGCTTCTTTAGTTACTAATCCAACAACATTTTTGTTTTTCTTCGTTACCTTATCCATGTAGGAAATACTTTGCTTCTGCTGATCGGCATATCCCTTTCCTTTAGAAGGAGCAAGTCTCTTATCTCCCGATCTTCTTTCAGCAGATGCTACTTTTCTCATTTCAGTATCAGCACCTTTTACTGCTTCGTTGATATCATCGTCATCATCATCTTCGACGCCCATAGACTTTCTAGCAGCCTTCACCATATCCTTATTTGCTTTAGTCTTCTTCATCTCGTCACGAGCCTTCTCATTATTCTCGTGACGTTTTTTCATATCTGTCTCTAAATATGAATCGTCTTTCTTCTCAGCAATCTGCTGCACATAGACTGCAGAAATATCGTTAAGGATGTTCATCGACATGAGTATAAGTGTGTTACTTCTTAATCTTATACTTATTTATGAAATTCCTAATACCACTATAGGGTTTTGCCCCTGGTTGGAGATTCATTTTATCTCCTTTTTCAAATCCAGGAGTCATATCAGCAGCATACTTAAAGTATCCTGTTGTTCCTACAAGAGTATTTGGTTTTCCTGGTTCTCTAAATTTTCTATCCATCTTAACTTCAGTATATTCCATCACATCCTTAATCCAAGACTTGAACATCCATCCCTCTTGAGTCACACAAATAAGATGATTTGCTCCTCTACGGATAATCTCACCAACTAATCCAGTGTTTAAGTTCTCTACAATATCACCTATCCTGAAGATTTTCTTAGTGACATAATGCTCACGGAGATTCCACATATCAAACTTAGGAGCAATCTCCCAGAGAGCATATCCTTCTTTCTGGACCTTAGATTTTTTTGCACCCATTCCCTGACGAACTGCATCAAATAAAGAACGTGCATCACCATCATCGAGAGTCTTAGGAGTTCCTTTACGGAATGACTCAAAATCATCATCCATTACAGCCTTTCTCATCTTAGATGCTGACATTCCTGAGACACCCTCAGCATCAGCATCACGAACACCAGCAGATACCACACGAATCAAATCAAAATCATAGAGATCTCCATTATATTTCTGTGCAAGGTTTTCAAACTCTGCTTGGCGATCAGACCCTACAACAATATTAACATTCGCATATCCTGCTTCTGCTGCTGCAATCAACACATTAAAGATTGATTTCATCTCATCATCATTAATAATGTTCTCTTCAAAGTCAGGGAACATCTTTTTCATGAACGAAATTTTCATATCAGGATCTAATGGGTTCTTCTTAGGATCCTGAGTTCTTGAAGGATAGATTTTTAGATCTCCACCAGCAGCAACCTTATTTGCAGACTTCAGAAGTTTTTCATGACCTACTGTTGGTGGATTAAAACGACCAAATGCAACAGTTAAAGTATCACTAATCTCTCCACTCTTACCTTCTCCTTCAGGTTTTGCTTGCGATTTCTTTTGAGATGGTGTAGTTGGTTGTGATTTTGTTGTAGGTTTTTCTGCTGGTTTTGCTTTTGCAGCAGGTTCCTTAGGTTGATCTTTCTGCCCTACCTTTTCTCCCTTATCATAGAACTTGAGTTTTCCTGCTTCCGTTTTCGCAACAAATTCTCCACGGGAATCATACCATCCCCCGTGACCATCACTCTTGAGGTTCAGTTTCTTTGCCTGCAACGATGCCTGCGACTGGGTTGCCTCAGTTAGAAATTGGAAAAAACTCTTCATGGTTTATCTTGATATACTTATATTTATTCTAATTTAATATATGGGGCAGAATAAGTTGCCTGAGAACTTGCATACAAATAAAAGTCTTTTACAACTTCATGTTGTGTATCTTTTTTAGCATTCTCAATCGTTGTCAAAAGTTTCATTACAAGATACTTTGAGTAACGATATTTATTTGATTTCATTTGTATTGTTGCAGCAGTCTCGTCCAACTGATTTTGTTTCACAAGTCCATATTGAACCATCATCTTGGCAATTTCTTTGGAATGAGAATCTGAGTTTTGTTCTGCTAATCTTGCAGATACATTAGATTCTGGTAATTGTTCTAAACCATGTCTCTTCAGAATAAAGTTAATGGGTCCAAGAGAAATCTTTCCTTGGTTAGCAGAAGCTCCTTTTATCTCTCCCTGCCATCCAGTCAAAGATGTCTCACCACCAAAACTTCTGAACTGAATTTTTTCAGTATTAGCAGTTCCCCATTGAATATAACCATCCATGGCATCCATATTTGTTGTGGTTCCTCTAAATTCTGCTGTTACAATCTTTTTATCTGTTGGAAAATTTTTCTTAGAGATCTTAGCAGTTCCTGTTATCTTCTTTAGAGATACTCCAATAAGTTGATTACTTTGAATATACTCAAACATCTTTTCATTGAGTCCTTTCAAAGTCTTTTCTGATTGCAATTCAGATACATTAAATCCATTTCCTACCATATAAATGTCAGCAGGACTCCACTTGTTCAAATTACCAAAAGCACCTTCAGATCTGTTAATAGCAGTAAAAGTTTTTTCAATAGCATCAACGGTCTTAGATCCTCTATGGAAAGTAAATTTTCCTTTATCTTTATACTGTCTAAACAAAGCATTTGCACCAGCAATTGAAGAGTTAATCCAATCATCTGGTAAGTTGTTGATCATACTCTCAAACTTTTCATCAGTGTCTGCTGTAGCAAGTGCCTTTTGAAAGTTTTCTTTGGTTACATCAGCATTTGTAATTTCTCTTTTCAGAACATTAAATGCCAGAGCAGCATAAAGTGCTTGAGATGATTCTGCAAGTTTAGTAAGTGCTGCTCCTGCTCCAGAACCTCCACCTGCTCCTTTCTTGTAAATTAATTTGATAATAGAATTTGATAATGAAATTTTTGTGACAGGGAAAGAAGACTCACTTTTATCTACTTCATTGACATATTTGATTCTTCTCTTTTTTAGTTCTTGAGATATCTTATCCTGAACCTCTGCCCTCTGGGCAGCAACCACACGAATCTTATCTACTTTTGCACCTGCTTTGACAACCTTAGTTTCGTATCCTTTAAGTACAGAATTTACTGCCAATAGTACTTCAGAATCCGACATTATGGATAATTTATTGTTCTTTTATATTTAGAAATGGAGAATAGGAGACTCGAACTCCTGACCTCCTGAATGCAAATCAGGCGCACTACCAACTGTGCTAATTCCCCAAGAAAATCCCCGTAGGGATTATTTATCAGTCACCAAGAAGTGACTCAAGATTGTCATCAAGTTGTTGAATGACATTACGGATATCAGTTACACGAGGAGGAACACTTACCTCATCATAAGTATATCCTTTTTGAGAATCAAACAGAACTTGACGAACTGCTGCGGCTGCACGGGCATCCATTTCAATAGTTACTTTATTCATAGGTCTCCCTCCTTACGATTTTCGGAACGCTCAATACTAAACGCACCTTCAGGATAACGAGCATTTAGTTTATCAAAGTTCATTTGGATAACTTCTTCAATAGAAATATCAAGTCCAATACACGCTTGAGACACATACCACATAATGTCTCCAAGTTCACGCTTCAGGTGAAACAGGTTTTCTTGATTGACTGGTTTACCTTGGAAGACAATCTTTTTTACAATCTCAGTAAACTCACCTGCCTCAGCAGACATTCCTACAGCAGCAGTTAGCATTCGCTCGGTAGGAAAATCCTGTTCTTTCAATTCCATAAGACTGTTAATGAAAGAAACATGGTCTTTACTGGGATTAGAGGTGGTAGTATTAACGAACTCGACATACTTGTTAAGATCAATAGTCATACAATAAAAGGTTCTAGTTCAGATTGGGGTAAAATTTGTTGTGCTGGAAGTTGTAAATCATCTTCCAGTCTTACATGAGGAACATTAACTGTCTCTGGATTGAGATGTTTCACCTGACGATAAGTTCTGGTTGAATCAAACTCAACCATCATAATAGCATCTCGGATACTTGCACAATCAGCAATCTTTTTACCATTCTTGTCAAATACCGAATAGTAGTTCAAAACTTAAATCCCTCAAATGATTTCTTTGGTTTTCTGTCTTCAAAATCATACTCCTCTTCTTGCTTATTGTCAAGGATATCATTCTGAGCAGACTGTTCGCAATCATAAAGACGCATCTTTGCTCTATCAATACCAACCACAAATCTCTTATGGATGGTAGGATCATTATAACGATTCTTAAGTTGCTTCACAAGAATCTGACCAAGTTCTTCCAGTTCTTCAGTAGAAATCAGAGCAAACATTAAGTCAGCAGTTGCAGGAAGACCAAATGATTCTGATGTATCAGTTAGTTCCACATCAGAAGAACCATAACCAGAACGAGTAGTCTGAGTAGCACTTACAATCGGAACATTAAACTCCACAGCAAGACCGCGAAGTTCTTCTGCAATCGCCTTAATATAAGAGTAAGAATTCACAGAGAGGTTTCCTTTATATCTAGAAGATGCACAGATGTTCAGATAGTCAATGAAGATAATATCTGGACGAAATGATTTCTTCAATGCAAGTTCGTTTAGAAGAGACTTGAAATGTCCTGAGTGAGCAGAAGCAGTGGGGTACTCTTTAATAATTAAAGTTCCCTGAGTCTTCTTGGCAAGATTAGTTACCTTACTCTCAAACATTTGCTTAGGTAGATCCCCAATATCCTGAATAGGAACATTCAGGAGGTTTGCGTCAATTCGTTCAGCAATTCGCTCTTCCGCCATTTCAAGAGTGATGTAGAGAACGTTCCTGCCTTGCAGTAAGACGGAAGCAGCAACATGGCACATAAAGAGACTCTTTCCGACACCCGTACCAGCCAAAGCGATATTAAGAGTCTTATTAGGTAGACCACCTTTTGTGATCTTGTTAAAGTATTCAAGGTCGAATTCAATTTTCTCTTCCTTCTTATGATAGGACTCGTAACGTTGCTCATAGTCTAACAAATAATCATGACCAATATGAGTATCAAAAGATACAGCAAGAGCATCTGATAGAATACTAGGAATACTATCACGATTTTTCTTCTCATCTTTACCATCTGCAATATGGATTGATTCCATAAGTGCGATGTAAATTGCCCTATCACGACACCACTTCTCAGTGGTATCGATCAACCAGTCAAGTTCAATAGGAACATCATCAAGATTTTGAATCAAGTGAACAATTTCCTTAAAAGAAGTATCGTTAATATCTTTGCGTTTTTCTACCTCAATACAAAGAACTTCTTTTGTTGCTGGTTGATTGTATTGCTCAATAAAAGATAGAATCTCCTCGAATACAATCTTTTGATTAGTATCTTCGAAGTATTCAGATTTAATGAATGGTATTACTTTACGGACATAATCCTCATTATGTAACAGGTTTCTAAGAATTAGAAACTCAACCTTCTCCATAACTAAATTCCTTACGTGCGATTTCGTCAAGTTGTTGCATCACTTCTTCAGTGAAATATACTTCAGGTTCTTTTAGAATCTGCTTAGCATAAATCTTCTTACCATCAATTTCATAACGACCTGCTACATTCTTCCAAAGTCCACCAATCTCACCGAGTTCAAGAAGACCATAGTAACGATCAAGACCACGCTCATCATAGTAAAGACGAATCTCAACATCTTTGTTTTCTTTACTCAAACGCGATTTAGCAGTCTTAGCCTTGATAATATTTCCGACCACTTCCGTTCCATCCTTTTCTTTCTTTTTGCTGAGATAAATGATCGTACTTGCTGCGTATTTGAGTCCAGAACCTCCCCCCATTTCTTTCGTTGGTACATAAGCTCCGATGACATCGTATGTATGGTTTGTGACAAGAAGTGGAACATTTGCTTGACCTAGTTTGAGTGTGAGCATTCGGAAAGCACCTTTCACAAGTTGCGATTTAGTCATATCACGAACTTGCTTATCGTTCAGTGCGTCAGTGATTTCTTTCTCTGTAGAAAGCATACCTAAAGAGTCTAGCACAAACATGCAAGGTTTGCGTTCTTCTGCAGGTTTTTTTAAATAAAGATCTACGGCTTTGAGTGCCTTTCCACGAAACTCTTCAATAGTAACAACGTTAACAACAACCAGACGAGAAGTATCAATTCCACGGGATTCTACAAGTGATTTGGTAATAGCAGCTTCAGTATCAAAATAGAGACAATACCCATCGGGATTGGAATCAAGAAAATTCTTAACAACGGCGAGGCTGAAGAAAGTTTTTCCAGTAGAAGACTCTCCAGCAATAGCAGTAATCTTGTTCCCAGATACACCACCAAATATGCTACCTGAAACCAGTGCATTAAAAATGTATGAACCCGTGTCAACATAAGTTTCTGTTTCGTCTATTTCCGATGCAAGTTTAGTGTAGTCATCACCAATCTCTTTTACAATATCTTTAAGGAAGTCCATCAGTTAAAAAATGAATCAAGGTTTACAGTTTTTTCTACACTCCATCCAATAGAATCAAGAATGACTTTCATAGGTTCAAGAAATGCTTTCTCAAATTGTAGATCGTAGTCTATGTATTTGTCAATCCCAAGTTCCCTCGGAAAATCCTGAATATAAGAGATTACATTCTCATGAATAGAGTTTGGTTTTTTAAGGTAACAGAATTTAATTTTCTCTCCATTTTGAATCAGAGAGTACTTATTCGTTAGATTTGCCTGCTTGATATAGTGATTGAACAGAAGTGCTCCACGAATATGAATAGGAGTTCCTTTTTCGTAGATTGAAGAACTAGACCTATACTTATTCACATCAGAAGCAGAACGTGGGAAGGAAACTTGTTCTGGAGGAAGTTTTCTAAACTCATTCCGACTCTTTTCAATAAAGTTAATTACATCATCTTCAGTTCCACTCATCATAAGTTTGAGAGCATCCTTAATCATCTTGCGGCATGGTGCTGGTGTGGATGATTTAACTGCCTCAATACCCATGATCTTCAGTTTAGGTTCAGAATACCGAACACCTTCACTGTCCCACACATTAAGAATATATCGTTTTTTAGCAGTCCAGATGCCACGATCAGCAATATTTTCACGTTTCATGAACATCTTCTGATCATAAGCATTCACATAGTCAGCCAATTCTTGGTAAGAACTTTCAATATATTTTTCAAGTTCCATTTGACAGATCTTATCAAGGAACGAAACAACGCTCTCAGTAGTTTTCTCTCTTCCTTTGTATACACGTTCAACCAAAGGACCCATATTAAGGTAAATAGAATCAGTATCTGAAGCAATAACATAATCAACGTCCTCCGTTTTCAAAATCTTATTCAGATATGTATTCATTTTTCCTTCAATCCAGCGGATCGCAACCTGTCCGCTGAGAGTAATGGCTTCGGCATTCTCAAGTTTATAGTAACGAAAATACTGATTTCCGATAGCCCCATACGCAGAGTTAAGTGAAAT